ATTAATTCATTTTTCATTTTAAAACAAATATTTTCATTTGAAAATATTGTTTTAATTTCGGGAATTGTGATATTATTTTTCATAATATCACAATTTTATTTTTTGCAATTCATCATACAAAATTTTTTTGCACAAATCATTTGCGTTATATTGCATATTTATTTTATGCAATAAATCGTATAAATTTTTATCGTTAATCGCATCAACGATGATATACGATTTTTTTGTTTTGTTTTCATTTACATTGGATTTTTTGAATTGTTCATAATTCATTTTTATCACATCACAATTTTTTTTATAATGTGATAATGAAATTACAACAAAACAAAAAACAACAACAACAACAAAAATTTTATAATGTATAAAACATTTTCGTTATTTAGAAAATATATAAAATATTTTCATAACGAATAAATTAATTTTTGTATTTGCTGTTATTGTTTTCTATTGTTATAATTTCATTATAACATTATGATAATTATTAAACGAAACATTTATATAAGTTTGTTTTGTTTTTTTGTTGTTGTTTATTTATAAATGTTTGCTTTTTTATTGTTTTATATATATATTGTTTTATGTATAACAATACATATATTTATAATATAATATGTTTGATAATAACTAATTCACGAGAAAAAGTGAAGAAAATGTGTATAGTGACTCTTTTACAATCCACATACTTTTTTTAAATTTTTTATTTAAATAATATTATATTATTGACTCTTAAATAATTTAAATATATTTTTTGAAAGTGTTATTTAAATAGATAGGTATTTAAATAGTGTTGTTCTATTTAGTGATATGGTTAAGGGACTCTACACGGTCAGCCTCTCCCCAGAAGTGGCTGAGAAAGGCAAAGTCATGGCTGGGATTCAAGGCAAAACATTCTCGGGCATGATACAGGAACTCATTGAGGCAAAACTCAGGGAATCAAAACCACCTGAACTTAAACAAGAGGAATAAACATGGACGTAAGCAAATACCAAATCGAGAAGCCGGGCGAGAAAGAAATGTTCGACTTATTATTCACTCAGGGAAAAGGCGTGGCAGAAACATGTAGGGCCCTAGAAAGCATGGGAATAAAATCAAATCCAGATAAAGTATCAATCTTCAAACGAAAAGTTATTGAATCAATCATCGAATCAGACCGCGCAGAACACTTGGCAGACTATGCCCTCGATTCCACAGAACGAATCAAAGTCGAGTTTAACGACATTATGGCCAAAACTAAGGAGATTCTTGAAACCGCGCAATCAGAAGGCTCAACCGCACTGCAACTTGAAGCAGTAAAGGAGCTAAGGGCTCAAATAGAACTGGCGTTAAAGAAACAAGGACAGCTACAATCAGCTATCCGGAACACCATGTTGAACATCCAGAACAACATTTTGACTACGTCAGACATCATGGAACAGATGGAAAAGATCAAGATAATGTGGTTTGAAACCGGAAACGCTATGTTAAACGAGCAAGGACAAATCATTTTCCAAGAACCATCTGCTGAAATGGTAGACTTATTCAAGAAATGGAAGTTCTCAAAGGAGTTTAGCAAGGCAAAGGTGATTGATATTGGAACTAACCAAAGTTGACCTTGGCCGGAAGGCTAACGAAATCGAGTTCTTGGCAAAGTGTTCAAACCCATCGTTCTTCATAACCTATGTTTTGGGCTACACAACAAGTAGGTTTCACAAAGAGATGATTGAAACCGCAATGAAAAACCGGTATGTCTTAATCGAGGTCCCAAGAGGACACGCAAAAACAACTATGATTTCAAAAGGATACGTCACTTGGCTCCTATGGAAAGAAAAAGGCGTAGAGATTTGCCTAACTTCTTCAAGTGTTTCGCAATCAAAAAAAGTTTTAAACGAAATCAAGACATCAATCTCAACAAACCCATTCCTCAAACACCTCGTTCCAGAAAATGCTGAGTTCTCTTGGAACAAATTTGAGGTAGAAACAACAAACGGGAATAGGCTTTATATAAAACCATTCAATGACTCGGCAAGAGGAATACAACCGCAGTACTTGATTTATGATGATATTTTAAGAACCGAAGATAATGACATGACTGCTGAAGAAAAGGAAGAAATATTTTGGAGTGTTTTCTTTCCAGCAGGACAAACTAATCGCTGTAAGCACTTTATTGTAGGCACTCCGTCATTTGAAGGAGACTTGTTTGATAAGATAGAAAAAAATGCTGTTGAAGTTGGCGACTGGAAGCACATTCATTATGCTTGTGTGGAAACAGATTCTCTTGGCAATTGGAAAAAACCTTTGTGGCCAGAGAGATACACAATTCCAGAACTCATGAAAATCCAATCAATGATGTCACCGCTTTTATTTGCACGAGAATATATGTGCGACCCAATGGCTTCTGGAGGTTCAGTTTATGATAAAGAAAAACTTGCCATGGCATTAGACCATGAACTAGATTTTTCCTTCAATACAAAAAAAGGTTTAACAGTAATTGGAATGGATGTTGCATTTTCTAAATCAAGGGACTCAGATTTCACAGTAATGATGGTTGCCACAATGAGTGATGAGCCACACAAAGTTATTCAACACACAGACAAAGGGGAATTTACTAACGAAATACCTAATCCGATAATCATAAGCAAAATTATCAGAAGACACTCGGTTGACATAGATGAGGTTGTAAGACTTTATGAAACGGTTGGGGCTTCAAGAATCATTATTGATAAATCAACTGGCGGTGTTCTTGTTGGTGGAGACTTGCGAGTAAAAGGTTTGAATGTAGATGAGCAAGATTTTGGTCCCACAAATAGGCAATCAATGTTACTTAACTTGGCAAAAGTAATTGACAGCGGCAGACTTGTTATCCCATACAAAGATTTATCAACGCAGACAGTTGTTGAAGAATTATTAAAAGAATTAAGAGGCATGCAAATCGGACAAACAAAACTTGGTGCCCAAAATATTGTTTCCACAACAAAGCATGACGATATGGTAATGGCACTGGCGTTGGCTGTGAAGACAATAAATTCAACAATAAAGTCAAATCAGAAATTAATATTTTCTGGAGAGAGAAGAAAAGACGTTGCAAGTTTCAAAGAAATTTTTGAGAAAGAAAAAATCCGAAATAACCAAATAATTGAGCCAAAAAGGGTAAAAGTTCCCGGATTGGAATGATTTTTGAGAAAATCTTAAATATAGGATGGTGCTAAGTTATGTTGATGAAAAAAGTGACAAACAGTTTTATGTTAAAACTTTTAAAAGGTTTTAACAGTCTTGATGTTATGGGAAAAGCAAAAGCCTTGGTGAGCCTGTGTTTTGAGTCTTTGATTTATGGAATACTTTTATCTTTTATTTTTGCAATGTTTTTGAAAACTCCTTTTGATTTAAAATTTATTTTGGCTTTCTCAGTTGTATGGTATTTTATTTCAAATGAATTGCCTTATGTTTTCAATAAGTATCGGGGGAGTAATTGATGACAACATTATCACAAGTTCTTTTTGGTAGAAATAATTTTTCTGGAAAACAAGTTGCTCACGAAAACAAAGACCAAGCAAGAGTTCTTGGTGGTGATGAAAAAACTAAAACTGTTGAAAGCGATATTGTTAGAGTGCCAAGACAAGAACTTTTACAAACTTATTTAAATGATCCAATAGTTTTCAATTCTATTAACAAGTATACCCAAATAATAATGTCGGCAGGGTATCACTTTGAGGGTTCTGACGAATCAGTTAAAGGCGCAGAGGATTTTTATGACACAATTGGTTCTTTCGGCGGAGAAATAGATGATGAAGCTCTTTTTACAGAAACATTCAAACACCAATTAATTATTGGTAGCGCTTGGCAGGAAAATATTTACAACAAAGCCGGAAGCATGTTAGTTGATTTGGATATGGTTAATCCATTAACAATGGATTATGCTCGCAACAATTCAGGGAAAGTAATTTTTGACCAATATGGTAACCCATCAGGCTATTCACAAACTTTGCCTAGCGGACAAAGTGTTGAACAAAAGTTTAAGGTTCCATATGAAGTTGATGTTTCTGGGAAAATATTTTTACCACCATCAAGGATAACACACTTCAAACTTTATACATTGGGCGATGGACTTGACGGTCTTGGGCTTGTTGAACCAATTTATAATGCAGGCAATAGAAAGATGAATATTGAGCAAGGATATGCTAATGCTGCAAGGCGACTTGGTTATCCAATAATCATGGCAGGCATAGGTGATTCCTTACATGAGCCAACAGCACAGCAAACAACAGATGTGTTGAATGAAATTAACGAAGTTGATAATCGCTCAAGTTTTGCTTTCCCTTATTATGTTAAACTCGGATTACTCGAATCAAAGAAACCAGAAAAACTTTCAGAACATTTAGATTATTTTGAGAACGAACAAGTTACTGGGTTAGGAATACCAAAAGCATTTGCTTCGGGAAATGGGGAGGCCACTAATCGTTCAACTTTGGCAAGACAGGAGTATATTTTGAAACTTTCTTTAAAAGATATAATTCGGAGAACGACAAGGACTATTCAGGCAAAACAACTTTCTGTTTTGGCTAAGCAAAGAAAATGGCCGGATGTTCCAAGACTTGTGTGGGGAGAAGTATCATTGGAAGAAATGGATAGTAAATCAAAAAGAATTGTTGAGTATGCGAAGGCAGGATTATTAACTCCAAGCAAATCGCTTGAAGCTTATATAAGAAATATTGAGGATTTACCGGGGGAATAATTATGCCAGTTAGTATTGTGAAAAATAAGATTGATGAGAAAATATGGGAAAGAGCAAAAGAAATTGCTAAAGCCCAAGGACAAGAAGATAATTACGCTTTTATAACAGGGATTTTTGAAAAAATAAAATCTGCAAAAGAAAAAAATAATTCAGAAGAATTTTCTTTAGATTGGACTGAAGAAGACAACGATGAAGTAATTGAAGAATTAATGCAACAAGTTTTTCCGAGCCCTGGCGGAAAATACAGAGTTGCAAAAAGATTTGCTTCGTGGTTCCCGCAACACAAAACTTATGTTGAACCCTTTGCCGGTGGTCTTGCTTGCTACTTCAATAAGGAGCCTTCTCCTGTTGAAGTAGTTAATGATTTAGACCTAGATATCGCTGGCGCATATAAATTTGTTAGAGATTGTTCTGATGAAGATATTGCAAAATTAAAAAGAATGAAGTGGGATGCTGATAAAGAATATTTCCATAAATTAAGAAAAGCTGATTATTCAAACAACAGCGATTCAGATAAATTTTATCGTTATATGTATTTGATAAAAGCAAGTTATGGTGGTAACCGTTCTTCTTTTGGTTACAAAAATATTAATACTCATTTCTTAGAAAGAATCCCTCAACTAAAAGAAAGATTGAAGAACACGCATATTTACAATGAAAACTATTTAGATGTTTTGAAAAAGTATGATGCTGAAGATGCTTTCTTTTATCTTGATCCACCATACCCAGACGAATGGCCAGGTCCAGAATCAAAGAAAACAAAACTTTGGGGAGAGCAAGAAGTAAAAGAATTTGTCCAATACTTGACTCAATGCAAAGCAAAGTTTATGGTTTCACTAAACAACCTTGAATGGATTAGGAAATTGTTTGAGGGACATGGTTGGCAAGTAATGACAACTCCTGTGCCAAGAACTTTTAGGCTTGGCATGAAAGCAAAATACGAGTTGCTTGTTACTAACTATAAAATTGAGGGCGCACCAAAGGAACATTTAAAGGTTGCTGATAACGAAATAATCGTAAATTCTGAAATGAAACAACTTGCAGAGTCATATTATTCTGGAAAATATGAAGTTGGAAGCACAGAGTTTGTTGACGTAATAATGGGGTCTCTTGAAGACTATGATATTGTTTTGAGAAAAAAAGATTCTTCAAAAGAATATCATTTGAGTTCAATAGAAAGTTCTGAAAAGACTTTTGACAAAAACATTGTTGAGAAGTTGCCTAAAGGCGAACACATAATGGTTTACAAGAAAAATGGCAACATTATGGCTAAAACAAAAGAAGGGAAACTATTTGATGTTCAAAACGAATTAAAGAAAGATATGTCTTCAGACCCGAGAGATTTTATTATCGAGGCATTTTCATTAACAGAAGAAGAAAATCAAATAGTAAAACAAACAATCTATGCGACAGATATTTTTTATTTGAATGAGGATTTGTCTTCAAAGCCCGCAATAGAAAGGAAAAAGTTTTTGAAAACACTTTCGTTTTCATCTAAATTCAAATTGAATCCTTTTGTTGTTGTAGATAATGAGCAAGTTGGTAAAGCAGCACAATTATTTTCAAAGTCACTTAATTCGAGTGGTTGCTTGATACAAGACTACTTTGGCGGAATAAATTCTTTGGCGGTTGTTAAAAATGGGAATTGATTTTGTCAAACAAATCCAAATAATAGATTTATTTGACCAAGGCAAATCAATTAACAATATTGCTTCTGAACTAAAAATATCTTCTTTTTCAGTTCTGAAAGTCCAGAAAGACCAAAAAATGGTATAGATTTAAATATTTGTAAGGTTGAAACAATTAGTATGGAAGTTGGAACTTTAAACTTAACAGAAGAAAATATTGCTAATTCGCAGTTATTCAAGGAACTTATGTCAACAGTTACGACTGGTTCTGAAATTCCTTTTGTTCTAAAAGACCAAGTCATTATGGCCCCGGGAGTTTGGAATGACATTTATTATAGCAAGGAAGAAATATTGAAAGCTTATAAAGATACAGATTGGGAAGACCGATATAATTCAAATCTTATTTTAGATCATGAAAATGAAAAGTTTGGAGAATGGGTTGGGCAAGTTGAGAATAGAAAGATAAATGAAAGCACAGGTTATGTGTATGGGGACTTGTATGTTTATGACCCAATAACAGCAATAAAACTAAAATATGGAAAACCCAAGTCCGGGGTTTCCCCAAGAGTGTTTGGTAGAGAAGAAGAAAAAGCAATGAAGGACTTTAAATTTAACAATTTCGCAATTGTTATTAACCCGGCAGTAAAGAAAGCTTTTATCAATAATTCAGATGGAAGCAAACCGGTGTTCTTTTCGGAAGGGGGTGTTGTCATGTCCGAACAAGTAAAGGAATCTAAGGAAGATAGCAAAGCAGTTGCTAACACCACGGAAGCTCCGGCTAAACTATCTGAATTGGAAGAGTTCACACAATTCCACGCGGAATATGTGAAGGAAAATAAAGAAGCATCGCTAGAGGAAGTGTTTAATGCATTTAAGAAAAAGAAAATGCCTGAAGCACCAGCTCCTGTTGAAGCTCCAGTTAAAGAAAAGAAAGAGGATTTACCAAAGCCTGAAGAAGAAATGAAGGCTGAGAAAGGATCTTCTGAATTGGAAGAACTGAAAACAGTTGTAAAAGAAATGGCTCAATCAATTAAAGAGCTAAAAGATAAATACGAAACTCCAGAAAAAGTAACAGTATCTGGAACTGTGGCAGAGTTGTCACAAAACCAGAGTGCTGATGAACAAATGATGAGTTTCTTGAAGAGGATGTAAAGGAGGTATGGTTATGTCACTTCAAACGGTTAGAGAGTTAACGGCTGGAGATACAACTACAACAGATGTTAGAGGTACTTCCAGAACAGCTTACGCGCTGGAGCCAACAAATTGGCTTAAAGAAATAAACGATGCTGCAAAGAAGGCACACTTCTTTAAACAGTTCGCTTATACAACAAAAGTTTCAAAAGGAAACAAGGATGTAATAATCCCGTATAGACAGAGTTTCCTTGAAACAGTTAGGTATGGCCTAACAACTGGTGATTGGAGCACTGATGCTTCAGAAGGAGCAGATGTTTCTTTCACTAAATTGAACAACCTTGATGGTGTTCAAGTTGTTCCTACGCCAAAGAATGCAGGAGTAACAATTTCAAATTGGGCAATACAAGTAAATGCTGTTGACCTTTTGAAAGCGGCAAAGGAAGAACTAATCTACCACGCAGGAGATAAAGTTGACCAAGATATTTCATATGCAGTTGCAACAGCAACAGCGGCAACTTCTTCTGCAAGAGGAGCTCAAACAATATATGGTGGAGATGCAAGAGCTGAATCTGAACTAACAACTGGCGACAAAATCACAACAGATATTGTTGCAGATGCTAAGACAAAGCTTGTTTCATCAACATGCAAATATTGGAATCCTGCAAGTCCAGCAGCTGAAGCAGTAAGTTCTCAGTTGAAGAACCCTTGGAAGAACACACCAAATGATCCATTTGTTCTGTTCATTGCACCAGAACAAGAAAATGTGTTCCTAAAGGATAGCCAGTTCATTAGTGCGGCTGAATACGGTAACAACGAAGTAGTTATGGAAGGGGAAATAGGAAAGTACCTTGGTATAAAAATCGTTGTAACCGACAATGTTCAGAAACTAACAGTTAGTGGAACTGCATTGGATGGTGGCGGAGCAATTGGAGCAACAGGACACAGATGTATTATGTGCAAGCCAAAAGCAGCTTACGCATACGCTGAAGCTATTGCACCAAATATAAAAGTTGAAGACTTCCCACGACAATTGTCTAAAGACATAATCCTGGAAATGGCTTATGGAGTTAGCGTAATACACGATGATGCAATCGTATTCATTGATGTAACAGACGCATAAATAAAGATTTGAAAAAGTTTTATGGTAGGGCAAAAGCCCTATCATAATTTCTTTTTCCAAGGTAGTGTTTTTTATGATAGAGCTTGTTAGAAATGATAAATTATTTGACATAAAATTTATTGTTACTGACCAAAATGGAAATCCGGTAGATTTGACTAATTCTACAATTTCTTTTAAAATGAAGAACCAGAAAACCGGGGCTAGCTTGTCACTTGGCTCATGCGAAATTATAAATGCGAGTGCTGGGCTTTGTAAATATGTTGTCCAAGCTGGCGATTTATCCACAGCCGGAGTATATGATGCAGAGTTGCAGATATTATTTGAGACAGGGGCCATTCAAACTTCTAAACTAGATAACATTAAAATACTTGAAGACTTATAATTGGTATTATGGATAATGCTTGTTTAATTAAATCGAAAATTGAATCGCCAACAATTAAAACGAAAATTTTAGCTTTTGTTGCAAGCGTATTAAACACTTTTCTTGGGCTTGAAGATACTCCAAACACTTATGAGGGGTCTGCGGGAAAGGTTCCGGCAGTTAAGTCTACACAAGATGGTTTGGAATTTGTTTCATTATCAGATGAGAAAGTAAAAGTAAGTTCAAATGACACTACGGCAAGTTATCTACAAACAAAAATAGTTGCGGGAAATAATGTTACAATAACGGTTGATCATGAGGGCGCAGACGAAATAATGGCTATTGCATCAAATCAAAGCGAGAGCGACCCAATATTTTCAAATAGTCCGGCCGCAGACATTACAGAGAACGACATAACAAATTTAAGTAATTTATCTGGCACAAATACTGGTGACCAGGATTTATCTGGGAAAGTTGATAAGGAAACTGGCAAAGGATTATCAACAAATGATTACACTAATGATGATAAAAATAAATTAGATGGAATTGAGTCTGGCGCTGAAGTTAATGTTAATGCTGATTGGAATGCAACTTCTGGCGATGCACAGATATTGAATAAACCAACAATTCCAGACGCACAAATTCAAAGTGATTGGAATCAAACTGATGACGAGGAATTAGATTTTATAAAAAATAAGCCTTCAATTCCAACAAACTCTGATTTTAATTTAAGTAGTTTAGGGGATGTTGATGACACAGACAAAGCCGAGGGAAAAATATTGAAAGTTGATTCAGACGGAAATCATGTTTATGTTGTTGATGAAAGTGGAACTGATGAGAAAGTCAAGTATGATGCAAGCGACCCTACGGCTGGTTATGTTTCCGATAAGGTAATTGCTGGTGATGGAATTAGTGTTGAGGAAGGAACTGGTGATGATGAGAATAAGTTGGTTGTTACTAATACTGATAAAGGTTCTGATGTTGATTTAAGCGGATTAGTTCCTTACACTGGAGCAACTAATAATGTTGATTTGGGAAATAACGATTTAACTTCTAAAAAATTAATTGCTATTGATGATAGTGCGTTTAATAAAACTCAATTATGGGTTAGCCGTTCTCCTTTAGATGTAGCTGCCCCTGATTCTACTTTTAGAGTTCAAATTGAAGATAATAATATGTATTTAGACCACTTAAATGATAACGATGAAAATACAGCACACACATTTAATATTAGAAATTTAGCTTTAGGAATAGATAATCAAATAATTAAATTTAGTGCTAAAAATAATGGTGTATTAAATGACATTTTATTATTAAAAGGAGATAAAACATCTGAATTTACTGGGGATATTTCTGCAAATAATTTATCAGGAACTAATACAGGAGACCAAACTCTTCCAACAAGAGATAGTCTTGGACTTGATACAGATGACACAGTGACCTTTGCTAATTTAAGCGGAACAAACACAGGCGACCAAGATTTAAGCGGATTAGTCCCTTATTCAGGAGCAACGACTGATGTTGATTTAGGTTCTAAAAACCTTATCACCACAGGCACAATCTACAACAAAGCCGATAAC